TGACCGAACAACTCGATATTATGGAGAAAAAACTCAACGATCAAATCGAGGAGAATGTCGCTCTCGTACGCGAGATCGGCGGATATACCAAGAATGGGATTGTGAGCGAAGTTTCGGAAGGTCTGTCGCTGACCCAAAAGGAAAAGCTGGCAGCACTTGCTGAAGCAGTTGAGTTTGAAGATGAAACATCCTACCGCGAGAAAGTTGCGACCCTTCGTGAGTCGTATTTCTCCACCAAACCCGAGGTAACTCCTAGTGAGTTGACCGAGGACGTGAAAGTAGAGAATCAAGACGTTGGCGACACCATGTCTGCTTATGTCAATGCACTCTCTCGCTGGTCTAAATGATTTTAGATCGTAATTTTTAGTTCACTTTTACCACTATAAAATAGGAAAAAAGCAATGTTCAATTCTGAATCTTTGCAGGAAAAGTGGGCACCTATTCTGGAACACTCCGAGATTGATAACATCTCCGACAAGTATAGAAAGGCTGTCACCTCCATCCTGCTGGAAAACCAAGAGAAATTCCTCAAAGAGGAAGCAGGCGTGCTGAGTGAAGCAGCCCCCACCATGAGCGCAGGCACCGCTGGTTTCAGTGGTTCTTCCACCGCTACTGGTCCTGTGGCTGGTTTCGACCCCGTGCTGATCTCCCTGATCCGCCGCTCCATGCCGAAACTGATCGCCTATGATATCGCAGGCGTTCAACCGATGACTGGTCCTACTGGACTGATCTTCGCAATGCGTTCCCGCTACGGTACTAACCGTACTGCTGGTACTGAAGCACTGTTCAACGAAGCTGATACTGAGTTCTCCGCAGAGAACGCAGCAAGCAACCTCGGTCGTACCGCTCAGAGCGGCACCAACCCTGGTCTGCTGAACGACAGCGGCACCTACACCGTCTCTGATGGTATGCCGACTGCTGAAGCTGAAGCACTGGGCGATGCTGCTGGTAACGCTTTCGCTGAAATGAACTTCAGCATCGAGAAGGTCACCGTGACCGCTAAGTCTCGTGCACTGAAAGCTGAGTACAGCCTTGAGCTTGCTCAAGACCTGAAGGCAGTTCATGGTCTGGACGCTGAGTCCGAGCTTGCAAACATCCTCAGCACTGAAGTGCTGGCAGAGATCAACCGTGAGGTTGTTCGTACTGTGTATCGCATTGCTCGTCCTGGCGCTCAAAACAACACTGCTACCGCTGGCATCTTCGACCTGGACGTTGACTCCAACGGTCGTTGGTCGGTTGAGAAGTTCAAGGGTCTCCTCTTCCAAATCGAAAGAGACATGAACGCAATCGGTCATGAGACTCGTCGCGGAAAGGGCAACATCCTCATCTGCTCTGCTGATGTGGCATCTGCTCTGTCCATGGCTGGTGTTCTTGACTACACCCCTGCTCTTGCTGGTAACAGCGGTCTTCTGCCCGATGACAACAGCAGCACCCTCGCAGGTACCCTGAACGGTCGCATTAAGGTCTACGTTGATCCTTATTCTGCTAACGTTTCTGACCGTCACTTCTACGTGGCAGGTTATAAGGGTAGCAGCGCATATGACGCAGGTCTCTTCTACTGCCCCTACGTGCCCCTGCAGATGGTTCGTGCCGTCGGTCAGGACACCTTCCAGCCCAAGATTGGCTTCAAGACCCGCTACGGCATGGTCGCGAACCCCTTCGCTGAAGGTACCACCCAAGGCAGCGGTGCTCTTACCGCTAACGCTAACCGCTACTATCGTCGTACGCTGGTTGACAACCTCATGTGATCAATCACTCACATACGAGTTCTCTGGGCACCCTTCGGGGTGCCTTTTTTATTAAATAGGTATATACTGCAAATGATGTATGCCACGTAATTCCATGACTAAACAGGAGATGGAGGTTAGAGTTCTCAAGTTGAAGAATGAACTCTATAACGGTTCCTGGATTCATAAGAATGGAGACTGGCATGATGGTGCACACACCATGCTCAACCGCGTACTTGACATAATTCAGGAGTATCGCGTATGAGTAAGCAATGGATTTGGCAGGGAGGCAAGATTGATCCTCCCGATAGATTGACCGAAGAGAGAGTTCAGGAGATGATCGATGATGCAATTCGTAGACACAACCGTAATGCTTCAATTATTTCTATGTGTGTCGGGTGGGTCGTTCTTGCTTTATTTGCTGAAGGTCTCCTCAGGTTGATTGGTGTTATTCCCCCTGTGTTCCCATGGTTAGACATCACCCTATGAACTGGCAGTTTGACAGAATGCCCGAGAAGAACTACGATGACCTGCAGAAGAGAATCCATAAATTAAAAATGGATGAACTCTTCGAGGAACCATCTACTTACGAGGACGAAGATGAAGCTGACGAATGCTGACTGGCGTTACTCCGACGAACGTATGAAGTTACGTGACGAGGTGTTTCGTGCACTCAAGCAATACCTACCTGAGTATCCTCAGGCGGTATATGAGTTCTCGGATACCTATGTAAGTCAGGGTAACCCATCCGTTTCTGGTGTGGAAGCACAGTTCAAAAGTTACCTTGCTTCCATAAATACTATGAGTATTACAGAGCAGCAAAGTGAGCTGGAACAAACAGATTGCTAATAAGAACTTCCTGAGTCCTATTGGATTCAAATTTGTTCTAGCAAAATACCCCAAGGTTGCATATCTTTCGCAAGCAGCGAACATCCCTGCAATGAACCTTGGGGTTGTTGAGCAGCCTACAATCTATGGTAGATCGCTGCCTACAGATGGAAATATTACCTATGATCCATTTACCATGAACTTCCTGGTAGATGAGAATATTGAAAACTATCTTATCTTACACAACTGGATGAGAGGTCTAGGTGTACCTGACGACTTTGCAGAACGCAGAGCATTCCTAGATAAGCAAGCAAAACTTTCATACAGTGCTGAGGGTGGTGACACTAAGTTTGCAGATGCAACTCTCACTGTTCTTAACTCAAACTTCAAATCCAACTTCCAAGTTGTATTTTATGATATAATTCCTGTATCTCTTAGTGCGTTGGATTTCAATGCCACCGTAGATGGTACAGAATATGCTGCAGCATCGGTGACGTTTAGATATAGATCTTACGAAATTCAAGCACTGGAGGGTTCTCGTAACTCAGCACTTGAATAATGGCAGTCTTGAATCTTGAACGCATCCAAGAGCAATGGGCGGAGGATGCACCTATTGATGAGAATGATCTTGTTAATCAAGCACTAGCGGTGCCTGGTCTTCATCAACGTTGGATGACATATCATAGCACATTCAAGTTGATGCATAGTGATGCCACGATGAATCTAAATCGTGTCACTAAATTTAAGTTTGAATACTATGCAGGTAAGGCACCTGCTTCTGTATACAAAGAAAAACCTTTTGACCACAAAGTTCTCAAAGGCGACCTAGAAAAATATGTCTACGCCGATGATGAATGGTGTAAAGCAAAGCAGAAAATTGACTACCTTGAAACTTGCCTATATTACATAGAAGGCGTTCTAAGACAAATCTCTAACCGAGGTTATACCATCAAGAACGTCATTGATTTGAGGAAGTTTGAAGCAGGTTTTTGATGACTACAATCATTAAGAAGAATGAGGTGTATATCAAGGTACACGCGGAACCTCATGTGCATCAGGAATTAGCAGATCATTTCTGCTTTGATGTACCTGGGGCAAAGTACATGCCACATTATAGATCCCATGTATGGGACGGAAAGATTCGTTTATATTCTCCCGCTACTGGTGAGATATATGCGGGTCTTTTTGAGTATGTCACAGACTTCTTAAAGGAAAAAGGTTACATCTACAACGTTGAGGATAGTGAACACTATGGAAGACCAACCGATAGTGACCCTCTCATCACACCTGAGGGTGTTGCGGGGTTTGTTGGATCTCTCAATCTGCCTTTCAAGATCAGAGATTACCAACTCAAAGCAGTATTCTCAGCTCTTAAGAACAATCGCAAACTTTTACTATCCCCCACAGGATCAGGAAAATCTTTAATCATTTACTGTTTGCTGCGATGGCATCTTAAGTACAACCGCGAAGTTCTAATCATTGTGCCTACTACGTCCCTGGTCTCACAACTGGTGCAGGACTTCAAAGACTACGGATGGGCAGCAGATGCCCACGTCCACCAGATCATGGGTGGTAAAGAAAAGTATGTTGATAGTCCTGTAGTTGTATCAACCTGGCAATCTATCTACAAAGAACCCAGGAAGTTCTTCCAGAGATTTGATGTCATCATTGGTGATGAAGCACATCTTTATAAAGCAAAATCTCTCACTGGTATTCTGACGAAGTGCCACGACGCGAAATACAGGATTGGATTGACTGGTACGTTGGATGGTATGAAAACACATCAACTGGTCCTTGAAGGACTCTTTGGGAAATGTAACCAGGTGACGAGAACCGCTGACCTAATGAACGCAGGTACGCTAACAAAACTGAGAGTACGGTGCCTTGTTCTTCAGCATGGTTTTGTTCCATTTGATTCATACCAACAAGAGATGGACTATATCGTATCACACCCTAAGCGAAATAAGTTCATTGCCAAGTTGGCAGCAGACCTAGACGGCAATACCTTAATACTATTTAACTACGTCGAGAAGCACGGAGACCCCTTAGAAGAAGTGCTAAATACCTGTGTAGCAGAGGACCGCAAGGTCTTCTATATCCACGGTGGTGTTGAGACTTCCGAAAGGGAAAGAGCGCGTCAGATCTGTGAGACAGAATCAAACGCAATCATCCTTGCCAGTTATGGGACCTTCTCTACTGGTATTAATATTCGGAATCTCCACAATATAATTTTCGCTTCCCCTTCAAAATCCCGCGTACGTAACCTTCAATCGATTGGTCGTGTATTGCGGAAAGGTGAAAATAAATCACAAGCAGTTCTTTATGACATTGCTGACGATTGCTCTAGAGGATCAAGACAAAACTATACTCTGAGACATTTGGTTGAAAGAATCAAAATATACACAGAGGAAAAGTTTAATTATGAAGTATCGAAAATTAGATTCAAAACATGATTAACTACATCCAACACGACAAAGAATTCTACGGTGTTATCAAACTCTCCCAAGGTGAAGAGATCATGGGGGAGTTGATTGTTACTGAGGACGTTGAAACAAAAGGAGAATCAATTGTCTTCATCACTTATCCTGCTAAATCAAGGACTGTTGAAATAGAACAAGGTGGTAAAGCAGGTGTAGGTGTTGGTCTTGTTAAATGGCAATATTTCTCAGAAGAGGATTTCTACATCATTCCTGAAAAAGATATTCTTTGTATCTCTCCACTAAGTCCTACTGGGATTGCTGCATACAAGCGGTGGTTGAGATCTGAAGAAGGTATTGAAGATGAAAATGTTGAACATCCTTTTTACAGAGAACCGAATGAAAACATGGGACGACGTACTTCCGTCTCCGATGCAAAATCATTCTTAGAAAAATTATTCAAGGCACCTTCTTCAGATAAGAGCTAATAGATCTCTTCTGAACCCTTACAGTGTTAGTTTAATTAGTATTGGCAACTATGTCAAGCTTGACACATATCACGTATTAGGTTACTATATGAACCAGGTGCAAAGATCTTATGGTAGTTATGGCTCCGAAGAAAAAACAGCACTACGTTGATAACAAGAAATTCCTTGAAGAGCTTGTCAAGTACCGTAAGCGTGTACAGATTGCTAAAGAACGTGGTCTGAAAAAACCCAGAATTCCAGAATATATTGGTGAGTGCTTTCTCAAGATTGCAACTCACCTTTCATACAGACCGAACTTCATCAACTACATGTACAAAGAAGACATGATTGGTGATGGTATCGAGAACTGTGTCCAGTACATCGACAATTTTGACCCAGCAAAATCCAGTAATCCTTTCGCATATTTTACTCAAATCGTCTACTATGCTTACCTTAGGCGTATATCTAAGGAGAAGCGGCAGATGGATATTAAGGACAAGCTTATCGAAAAGAAAGGTTTCGACGAAGTGTTCCACTCCGATGGAGATCATAGTCACGCCGACATGAACTCTATCAAGTATCGTATTGAAAGTAACATGAGGAATTGACATGAAGGACGAACCAATTACAGTTGAAGACTACAAGTTAGTCTCAGATGAATTCTTTCAGAAATACAACTACGTTGTGGAACGTATGAGTGTCACTGCTAAGGCAGAGGATGTTCTAAAAGTTATGGAAGCACTCTCTGGTGCTGTCATGAAAGAGCGAGTGAAAACTAAGATCGGACCTTTTGGATTTAATAAGCATGGAAAAGACGGAGCAGAAGAAGAAAACAAAACTGAGTGATTCGTTTGGTGGCACTGTAGAGAAAATTATTCCCCCAGACGTAGCATGGATCGATGATGCCTTCTACATTAAGAAGACTCGATTCGGTCTCTACACTTCTATCCTGAAGGAACCTCTGGGGCAACATTTCATTACAGGACCAACAGAAGATGCAGTCCTTACAATGTCACGTTGGCATCTCAAATGTCTTCAGGAAGATAGTTTGGATGATTATACTCGTGTGGTAAATAGTGGAGTTGTCGGCGGCAAACTATGAAGGATTACATTCAACGGTTCTGGGGACCGAAGTGCGACAGAAAAGATCTCATTGAACAGTTACAGCAGTGTGTCGGTGGTACCGTTTCCGAGACTGTTGTGGTAGACTACAAAGGTAAAACGACCCGACGCATCATTATTGAATATGAATGTCCTTCTGATAACTGACCAGCACTTCGGGGTCCGTAACGATAACCAAGTATTTGTTGACAAGTATAAGAAGTTCTACTCTAAAGTTGTAGTTCCATTCATCAGTAAGTATGGTATCACTGAG